AAGTCCGGCACCATCCTTGAGGGTGTGCAGCAGGATCTTCGGATTGAAGCTGACCGCAACGTGCTGTCCAAACAGGATGTGCTGTCTGTTGACTACCACTCCACCTATCACGTCATGGGTACGAAGTGGTCTGACGCAGGTGACAACCCCACCAATGCCAACTTGGCAACGGCTAATAAGTGGGCTGCTACCTATGACATTGATCTGATCCCCATGGTTCAGATGACTGTCAACAGCCCTCTGGATACCACCACTATCTGATCTTGATCAGAGCAAAGGCCCTACCATTAGGTGGGGCCACCTTCCTTTTGCGCTATGGCTGCCACGATCAACGCCACACTGAAGAGTGCGACAGCCAACAGCTATGTGACGTTGGCCGAAGCCAACACGTATTTTGAAACCGTTCCAGATAGCACCACCTGGGACAACAAAACTGACGATCAAAAAAACCGAGCGCTGATTTCTGCAACGCGCTGGATCGACACGTTGAATTTTTATGGTGATCGTTGCGATACGAGCCAAGCGCTGAACTGGCCTCGCAACAATTATCACGTTGATCGGGTTGAGCTGACCTGCTCTGCCATTCCAAACGACATTAAATATGCAACACATGAGTTGGCCAGAGCATTGGCCAATTCAACTGATTCAATTACGGGCTCTACTGGCGACACCGGGCTGTATGAATCCGTCAAACTTGGAGAGTTGGAGGTTAAATACAACACTTCTAGTCAAGCTACGGGAACTGTAAACAACGTTTTTGATGTTTTCCCTTGGCTGCAGTCTTACCTAGGGGCCTACTGCTCCGGCGGTAGTGGTTCGTATTCAATTCGTGTTGTGAGGGGTTGATATGCCAGGAGCACTCGACAAGGCATTTAAGGATGCAGCTAAGGCGATTGTTGCTGATCTTGGCAGCAGCCTAGATACAGAAATCGATTACACCCGCAAGTTTTCTGGGACGTACGACACAGCCAAGGGTACGTTTACAACGTTTGACCGTCCGTACTTCAACCTGAAATGTCCGATTGAGTTTGTTCAATCAGAAGAGGACACAGAGGCAGAAAAACGAACAGCAAGGGTCTACGTTTCTCCTGATCAAATCGGCAACAACCAGCCTACGTTTCAAGATGAGGTGAAATTAAAGTTCGCTGGAGCGGACCACACGGCTCAGATCGTAAACATTCGTACCTACAAAGGCGGACAGGAGTATTTGTTTGTTTTGGAGGTGGTTTTCTAATGGCTAGAAACGATCTTTACAACATTAGTGGCGACATAGAAGAGTGGTTTGACAGCAGTTTTAACAAGCTTATCAATAGTGTTGTAGACACTCTTTCAACCGAAAGAGTTAGCCCAGTTTATACAGGATATTTTGCTTCAAGCTGGACAGCCAGGTCTCGCCAAGTTCAAGCAGAAAGTCGAAAAACCAGCGATAAAAACAGGCGAGACGAAAGCAAGCCTTGGGCAAGCGTTTATTACAGAAAAACGCAGGGCAAAGGTGGCGCAATGACTGCATGGGGTGTCAAAAAAAATATAGGGAAAATTCAGCGAAGGTATCCTGGTCCGTTTTATTTTAATTACAAAAAAAGCCCAACAGTTTTTATTGGAAATACAACTTTTTATAGAGCATACGCTCTTGAAGATGGCAGTGTTTTGGCCTATGTGCAGGATTTGGCACAAGAAGTGCGAAGTGCATTTTCAGAAAAACCACGCCTTGCTACTCTTCGGGTTGGCGCTGAGCCAATGGAGCGAGTTAGTGGAGTCATTCCCACCTATAAGACAGGGTCTACGCCACGTCTTAAGCCGGGCCTTAACATTCTTGAGCCATGAGTCTTGTAAACGTTCGAGCAGCCTTTGAAAAAGCTGTAACTGATGCTGTTGTTGCGGCTGATAGCAGCGTACAAATGGTTTACGACAACGTAAAATTTACGACTCCAGGCAAAACCAAAAAATACGTTTCAATGCGGGTGACTTTTAACCAGTCAACCCTACAAAACCAAGGTGCTGCTACTGATTATTACAGCGGAGTAATCCAGTGCAACATTTACGTTCCAAAATCCGTTGGAACGGCGGCTCTTGCTGCGATAGGAGAGTCTGTGATTGACGGCTTGACTTCCGTAAATGCAAGCAGCTACACATCTCCTTCTAATGTTTCGCCGAGAGTAATGGACGTTAGCGGACCTACATCTATTGAACTAGAAGATCGTCCTCATTTTCTTGGAATTGTTTCTTGCCAATTTACGGCAGTTGTATAGTATATTGGTTGAAACGACAATGTATTATGCGTGCTACTGAGCTGCTTCGCAACAAGTTTGGCGTCAGTCAGCTTTACAAGCATGATGTAGAGGTTGATGGCGAGGTTGTTCTTGAGGTGTACTGGCATCCTTTGACGATTGCTGAGCGTGAGTCAATTCAGAAAAAAACTGACTCCGAAGATGCAAATGATTTTGCCTTGAATATGATGGTGCAAAAGGCTCTTGATGCAGATGGCAAACGTCTCTTTCAAGATGGCGAAAGAGCTGTGCTAAAAAATTCGGTTGAAGCGTCTGTGCTGCAGGATATTCAGCTCGCAATGCTGTCTTCTGGCGCAGAAAGCAAGGTGGAGGAAGCGAAAGCAGGCCTAAAAAGCTAGTAACGACTGGCTTTTTATATTTTTTCTAGCAAAAGAATTAGGAATGACGGTGGCCCAATTAACAGTTCACTTGACTAGGGAGGAGTTGATTGGCTGGGCAGCTTTTTATGAGCTGAAGTCAGAAGAGGAGGAGAGGGTAATGGATCGAGCCAGGACAGGCAGGGGAGCGCAAACAATGGTGTCGCGGTAGACTAGGGCAGGACTTTCTGCGTTTTGCCTTGTGGCCAATTACAACGTAGACATTGAGGTTGGCCTGAAGGGCCTTCAAAAGCTTGGCGAATTTGAAAAAAAATTAAAAACTATAGAAGAAAGTTATGTAAGTATTGAGCTGTTAAATAAAAGAGCCGCGAACCAGAAGTTAAGTAATTTTTACAAAGGCAGTCGCGAGACGCTTATTAAGCTTGCTGGCGATCAAATGAAACTCGACTCCATGCTAAAGCAGGGAGCTGAAATTAGAGCAGGTTACGCAAAAGACAGAAAAGAGGAGCAACAGCGACTTGCTGAAGCGCAACAAAGCGCTGTAGCGCAACAAATTGCAGACGAAAAAAAAGCATCAATAGCCGCAAAAAATGCAAGTGTTCAGCGACTTAATGATCAAACAAAAATAGTTAAACTTTTTAGGCAAGCTGAAGAAATTAGGGAGCTGCACAGAAAAAATCAAGTTGCAGGTCAAGCAAAAGACGCAGCAAATCGCAAGGCAGCAATTATTGCTGAAAAAAACGAGCAACTTAAGTCTTTTTCAGTAAAAGCAGAAAATGAAAGAAAATTTAGAAGTCTTTTCGAGCAGGGTGAAAAAATCAGACAGTCTTATGCGGCTGATCGGCTTGCCGGAATAAAGCTTGAAATACAGCTTGAAGAGGAGTTGAACAAAACTAGGCGTGAAGGTATCGCTGCTGATCAACGAGCCAACAGGGCTCGCCAAGATGCGGTTGATCGAGCAGAAAAAGATTTAGCTTTGAGAAATCGAGGCAGAGCGCAGCAACAAAAAGATCGCAAAAAATTCTTTAATGCTGCTGTCACTGGCGGTGCTTTTCCGTTGCTTTTTGGCGGAGGAGTGGGGCAATCATTGGGTGGCCTTATTGGCGGCGGTTTAAGCGGAGAAATGTTTTCTGGAGCGACCGTTGGCCTGCAAGTGCTTGGCTCTGCAATAGATAGATTCGTTGCTGGTTCTGCAGATCTAGGAAAAGCGCTTGATCCTATTTCTGGAGATTTTGAAGCCGTTGCTGAAGCGGCTGGTTTTGCAAACACCGCAACGCTTCAACATATTCAAACTATTGAAGAGCTGGGCGGAGAGAACAGGGCCCTCGAAATTGCAACCGCCGAACTGACTCGTGTTGTTGGAGCGGATGGCGTTGCCGCGTTAAACCGTTTTGGAACGGCCAGTAAAGATCTCGGAAACGCGACCGCTGAAATTGCTTCTCAAGCGTTTGCCACTATTGCATCAGCGTTAGAGCCGTTGACTAAGGCTGCAGCAGAGTTTTTGAAAACAACGTCTGCTGTAGGTCAGGCCCAAGTGTCTGAAGACCCAAGACTCAAGGCGGTTCGCGGGGAAATAAAAGAGCGTATGCGAACGTATGATAATCAGTTCGGAGGGATGAATAATTTACAAAATAGACAAGCAATCAGAGATCTTCGAGCAGAGGAGCTGAGTCTTGTAGAGCTGATAGCTAGAGAGCAGCAAGTAAGTATTGAGCTTGAGGCTAAAAAATTAAAATTGCAAAAGGAGGTCGAAGCCCTTAATCTTAAAACTAAAAGACAGCTTGAAATACAAGAAGATTTACTAAAAGCTGGAAATGATTTAACTAACAAACGAGTTAGCAGCCTGCTGGAACAGCAAATTCAGGTAGATTACCAGGTCAAGGTTGAGGAAAAACTAGAAGAGATGGTAGAAGCCGAGATAGACATGCAAAGCGTGCTTTTAAAATTAAAAGAGATGGAGTTGGATCGAGACAAAAAAATTGCGGATCTGCAGGAGCGAGTAAACAAAGCTCTCGAAAAAGCAACAAAAGACGGTCAAAAAATTGCTGAACAAAAGGCTAAAGAACTTGAACAAGCAAAGGACTTGGCTAGAGAATTTTCTCGTGAAGTCCAACTGCGTCAGTCCAGTAGCGACGTAGCGAAAGATTTACTGCAAATACAATTCGAGCATGAAGACCGAATAAAAAAAATAAATGAGCTGGAAAACCAATCATTAAGAACAGAGCAGCTAAAAAGCGCAGAGCTGTTAAACCAGCTTCAAATTAGAGAGCGTTTGGCAAAATTTGCAACAACTCGAACGGAAGAAGAAGTTGCTCGCGACGATTTAAATCGTGAAATTGCTTTGCTCGCGGCAAAACTAAAGGGTACGGAAGAGGAGTTTTTGCTTCAAGAAAAGCTAACTGCGTTAAAAGCGGCCATGGGCGAGACCGGGCGTGATGAAATTCAAATTTACGAGGAGCAGCTTAGGCAATTAAAAAACAGAGAAAAGCAAGAAGACGCTTTAAACGAGCGCTTGAGAATTCAGAAAGCGCAAACAGCCGAGCTTCAAAACGTTTACAAGCAAATCGGCCAGACCATCGAAACAGGTGTTGTAGAAGCGATCTCTGCCGCAGTAGATAAAACTAAAACATTAGGCGAGGTTGCCAGTAATGTGCTTCGGCAGATTGCCAATCAGCTATTGCAAATGGGCGTTAGTCAGCTGATAGGTTCAATTTTTAATCCTTTTGGCCCACTGATGGCGCCAGGTGGTCGATATGAAGGTCAAAAAGGGCCCTTGCCTGCCGTGCCTCCGCCGTTGCCACCGATTCCAAAAGCACTTGGTGGAGCGGTTGGCGCAGGCCGTCCCTACATGGTTGGTGAGCGCGGCCCTGAGCTGTTTGTCCCCGGAGCGCAAGGCAATATCGTTCCAAACAACGCCATGGGCGGAGCCAATATCGTGGTAAACGTTGACGCGTCCGGAACGGCAGTTCAAGGCGACCAAGGCAATGGTGAACAGCTTGGCCGCTTGATTGGAGCAGCGGTGCAGGCAGAATTGATTAAACAAAAACGTCCTGGCGGTTTGCTTACTCGCTGATGGCTACTTTCCCTTCAATCAACCCGACCTACACAGGGTTAAACAAGCGCAGCCGTCCCAGTGTACGGACTGTTCAGTTCGGCGATGGTTTTTCGCAACGAATCACCTACGGGCTCAACCAAGACCCCAAGCAGTGGAGTCTAACGTTTGAGGTATCAGAGACCGACGCCGACACCATCGAAACGTTTTTAGAAGCGCGTGGTGGATCGGAAAGCTTTGACTGGTCGCCACCTGACGAAACCACCACTTACAAATGGATTTGCCAAGACTGGTCAAAGTCCATACCGTATCTGAACAGGGCAACAATCACCGCAACGTTCCAGCAGGTATTTGAGCCATGAGCCGGATTTTTGAAGAGCTGCTCAATTCGAGTCCATTTGCGATCATCGAATTATTCGAACTGGAGCTATTTGAAAAAATTCACGGCTCTTCTGAGCAGTATTGTTTTTACAACGGTGTAAACAAGAAAGACACGCCCGGTTCAATTATTTTTAACGGCAAGGACTATACGGGTATTGCGATTGAAGCGGACGGATTTGAGTTCAAAGGGGACGGAACGCTCCCGCGCCCCACTGTTCGCGTTAGCAATATTTTTGGGTCGATGTCTGCGTTGCTGCTTGGCGTCAACGTATTTAATTTTGGCAACGACCTGAACGGTGCAAAATTTACGCGCATTCGCACGTTAAGCCGCTTCCTGGATGCAGCCAACTGGGAAAACGGAATCAACCCCTATGGCTCACCAGACCCTGGCGAGACGATGCCAAAAGAGGTCTACTACGTGGATCGCAAGGTTAGTGAAAACCGTGAATTTGTTGAATTTGAATTAGTTTCATGCTTTGACTTGACCAACGTCAGGGCTCCACGTCGCCAGGTCGTGTCAAACCTTTGTCAATGGGAATATAGAAGCAAGGAATGTGGTTACACGGGGCCAAATGAATTTACGGCTGAAGGCGTGTCAATCCAGTCTGTAGCTGCACCTAACTTTTCTCATACAACCGGAGCGGACATTTTGTCTGCAGGCTCAACGCTCCAGGAAGGCGACACGATGGTGTCTTCCAACGGTTGGTTCAAGCTTGTTGTTGAGCGCGATGGTGCGTTAAACGTATTTATTAAAAACGACCCAACGGGTGTACCGCATTGGCGCGTAGGCGGCTCGTCTGATGGGGACAATTTTTCGCTGGTCATGCAGACTGACGGAAACCTTGTCCTTTACAACGACAAATACGCAAAAACGCAGTATCCGCAATCTGTTGTGTGGGCAACAGGAACGGATCGAGTTGGTCAGGTCGCTTCCGTCGCAAAATACGTTGATTCAGGATCAGCCCTTTGGTATCCAGACAATGTAAGAGCAGGACGCGCAGGTGCGTTTACATGGGAAATTGCCGGTTCTTCACCAACTGCTAATGGGCAAACAGCTACTGCAACAAAAACTTTTACCGAAAACCACCCTGAATTTGGCACGAGATCTGTAACTATAACTTTTGGCGTACAGTCAATTGCCTTTGACATCGGAGCGTTTGGAACGCCGTATTTTCAAAACAATTCTGGGTATACGGGCTACGTTTGGACCGACGTTGTATTTACCACGCTCAACGTAACTGGCTCAACAGGTAAATGGCGCAATGGAGAAATTTTTGCTGCCAAGTTAAATTTAAGTAGCGGCAATCCTCACCGAGCCAATCACCCAACAGAGGGTACGTTGAACGTAGCTGGCGTCAAACTAAAAATTACGACGACAGGTTGGAACAACAAGCAATTTAAATTGCAGGATGACGGCAACCTTGTGGTCAGCGACACCGATGGGTCAGACATCGTTTGGACTGCTGGCATTCCAGCTACAACAACTGAACCGCAAATTGCAGACAACCTTCCTGACAGTCCATCAATAGAGGTGAGCGGTATTTGCGGAAAGCGTATTTCTGACTGCAGGTTGAGGTTCCCGAATGGTGATGCGAGCGGTGGGTTGCCGTTTGGATCGTTCCCCGCTGCAGGTGGTCTTCTTTAATGGAAGAGTGGCAGGTTTCGGCGTTAAAGCACGCCAAGGATGAGGCGCCACGCGAATGCTGCGGGCTTGTTTTGATTGTTAAAGGACGTAAGCGTTACTGGCCCTGCAGGAATTTATCTGAAGACGACAAATTTTTTGTGATGGATCCGATGGACTACGCCAGAGGTGAGGACTTTGGCACGGTGTTAGCCATTGTGCATAGCCATCCAACAACACCTGCGATTGCAAGTGAGGCAGACAAAATGGCTTGTGAGCAGTACAAGAAACCTTGGTACATCATTAGTTTGCTTGGGGATCGCTGGTGTTTTATTAGTCCCAGCGGCTATCAAGCTCCGCTAATCGGGCGAGAGTGGGTGTGGGGCGTATCTGATTGCTGGACCTTGGTTCGCGACTGGTACAAGCGTGAGATGGGGCTAAAGCTACGCGACTGGGACCGTCCAGTTAGTGCCGATGCTTTTCGCAGGTCGCCTTTGTTTGAAAGCTGTTTGGCAGAAACCGGCTTTGTCGATACTGGCCTTAACGTGCCAGAGAAGGGCGATGCGGTGCTGATGCGTCTAGATGGATCACCTGGGTTGAATCATGTTGCGATTTTTGTAGGCGATCAGAAAATCCTGCATCAACTGCAGGGTCGGTTGTCTTCGCGTGACCGATGGGATTCCTATTGGCAGAAAGTGACCGGTAGAATTGTGAGGTATAGCGGCTGACGGCAGATGCTCCGCACGGTCAAGGTTTACGGGCACTTGGCAGAGCACTGCGGTCAAAGCGTGTTTGAGGCGTTGGTGCGTACACCTGCTGAAGCAATTCGTTTTTTACTGTGCAACTTTCCAGAGTTGCGCGGTTTGATGCGGGATGGTTATTACAAAGTAGCGGCTAGCGACCTGGAGCTTGAGTTAGCCGACCATCCTGAGCAGCTGCATTATCCGTTGGGTACTAACGATGTGGTGCGTGTGATCCCTGTGATTACGGGTGCTGGCGGTGGTGCGGGAAAAATCTTGCTAGGAGCTGCGTTGATCGGTTTGTCAGCTGTAAGCTTTGGCGTCCCAATGTTTGCCGGTTCGTTTGGCGTTACAGGTATCGGAGCAGCGATTGCCGGAACAACCACTGGACTGGCTACAGGTTCTATTGCGTTGCTGGGAATTGGTGCATCGTTAGTTCTTGGCGGAGTTGCTGACCTAATTACACCAGTTCCAAAAGCGCCAGATATAGATAACGACCCAAGAGAAAATTTCAACTTCTCTGGAATCCAAAACGTATCCAGGGAGGGCGTGCCAGTGCCAATTGTCTACGGCGAAATGGTCGTTGGCAGCGTCGTCGTTTCTGCGGGCCTTAATACCGAGGAGCAGTAATTATGGGAATTGCTAAAGACGATCTAAATTCAGTACAAGTAGCCAGGATCATCGATCTTATTAGCGAAGGCGAGATTGAGGGTTTCCCAAACGCAAGGCACCCTGACGGCTTTACGATTTCCCGCGCTACTGCGCTGGAGCAGTATTACATCGCTTCGCTAAAAGATACATTTTTCAATAACACGCCTGTTTTGGCAGCCAATGCCCCTATTGAAAGTGGGACAACGCTAGACCAAGTGCGTTCATTTCTAAATTTTGACATGGAGGGCGCTTTATTTGAGTCGCGCCTTGGAACGCAAGATCAGGCTACAACAGAAAACATTGGCACCGCAAGCCAAACAACAACAGCTGTAAACGTAAAAATAGATAACAATACTTCAGTTGTAAGGCAAATTACAGACTCAGACGTTACGTCAATTCGCGTAACAGTCGGCACGCCGATATTGCAAGAAATTGAAAAAGACGGAGACATTGTAGGCGGAGAAATTAGATATAAGATTGAGGTTCAATACAACGCAGGCGGATATCAGCAGGTTGAGTCTGAGCACATAATTAAGGGCAGGACGCCTGACCTGTACCAGCGCAGTCACAACATACGTCTTTCACCGGTTGGCCAGTTTCCTGTAGACATTCGAATTACGCGAACCTACCAGAGAGTAAATGAAGACGACCAAATCATCGATGATTTTTTCTGGTACGACTTTACAACTAAGGTAAACGACAAAACGCGCTATCCAAATAGTGCGCTTGTAGCACTAAAGTTTGACGCACAGCAGTTTCCTAACATTCCTGACCGTTCCTACCGTATCCGAGGAGTAAAAGTCAAAATCCCTCACAACGCTACGGTCAACGACACAACAGGGGCACTTACATACAGCGGCACGTTTGATGGGACGTTTAAAACAACAAGAGCATGGACTACAGACCCGGCTTTCATACTTTACGACCTGCTTACGAATACAAGGTATGGGCTCGGCAACCATGTTTTAACGCCAGAAGAGCGTGCCAAAGATGCCGAGGGCAATTTTGATGGAGCGGCAGACGTTGCCAGTAATTTAGATATTTACTCGTTCCAGGCAGCCAGTGCTTACTGCGGAGAGACTGTCACTGGAGCGGATGATCCGCGCTTTTCTTGCAACGTTTCGATTCAAAGCTCTACTGAGGCATACGAGTTAATCAATCAGCTTTGCTCAGTTTTTAGGGTCATGCCGTTTTGGCAGGCAGGGGGATTATCTGTTGCGCAGGATCGTAAGACGGAAGATCCAAACGCAGACTTTTCTTATGTGTTTAATCAAACGAACGTTACCGAGGGTGGTTTTCAGTATTCCGGGTCAAGCATGAAAACACGGCACACCTGTGTGTCGGTCAAGTATTTTGACATGGACCTTCGGGACTATGTTTACGAGCTAATTGAAGACGAAGAAGCAATTAAAAAATACGGGTACAACAAAACGTCGATTAACGCTTTTGCATGCAACAGCCGCAAGCAAGCAAACAGGCTCGGCAAATGGCTGCTTTACACGCAGCAATACGAAACTGAGGTCGTTGCGTTTGAGACTGATATAGCCGCAGGCATAACTGTTCGCCCTGGCGATTTAATCAAAATTGGTGACCCCGTCAAAGCCGGGCAAACTGTTTCTGGTCGGGTTTCGTCAGGATCAACCACAACCTCGATCAAGTTAGATCGTAGTGACGTTGACATGTTCGGGACGCAAGCTCCGGCTGTGTTCACGCTCAACGTTGTTTTGCCTGATGGAACGTTTGAGCGGCACAACAACTGCACGATTGTGGGCAACACCGTTACACCGCCAAGCGGTTTTAGGCTTGCTCCAGCGCAAGGCGCTCCTTTTGCCATTGGCTTTGAGCAGCTAGTTCTCAGCACATGGCGCGTCATTAGCGTCGGCGAAAACAAAGAAACTTACTCAATCACTGCTTCGTATCACGATCGCAGGAAATACGATTTTATTGAAAAAGACATTGAGTTTACTCAGCGCGACATTACTCAGTTAAATGAGCCGCCGCTAGCGCCATCAAACTTGGTGGTAGAGGAAGTGTTGTACGAAAGCGGTGGCCGTGTTTTGCAAAAACTTATTGTTGGCTGGCAAGCAAGCGCAAGAGCCAACAGTTATCGGGTCAGATACAGGCTTGGCAACAACAACTTTGTCACTGCAACAACAACAAACACTGGCTTTGAAATTCAAAACAGTGATGTTGGAACGTATGAAGTTGAGGTGTACGCCCTTGGCTACGGATTACAGCAAACAAAGCAATCGCAGCGGGCGTCAGTCACGTTTGTGGCAGTTGGCAAGACAGCGCCGCCAGCCAACATTGCAAGCCTCAACATTACGCCGATTGACCAGCACAACGCTGAGCTGCACTGGCCTCAATCGACTGATCTTGATGTCCGTGTTGGTGGAACGGTAGAGATCCGGCATACGCCCCACACCGATGCCAACGCAACCTGGGGTAGATCGCAGAAGATCGTTCCTGCTGTAAACGGCAGCAGCACGCGAAAGATTGTTCCGTTGAAGTCCGGAACGTTTTTTATTCGCGCTCAAGACTCTCTAGGTAACTACGCACCGCCTACGGGAATCCCAAGTGTTGTGGTGGACCTGCCTGAGCCTCAAGACCTTGAGGTTGTTCAGACCTACACGGAAAACCCAAGCTTTGGTGGAACGCTCACCAACGTGTTCAACAACACGGTGGAAGGCGGTATCACGCTTGGCGGCAAGGGGTTGGTTGATGACATGGAGGATTTTGATGCTGTTACCGATATTGATTTCTTTGGCGGCATCCAAACGACAGGTGAATACATCTTTACTAACACGTTGGACGTTAATCAGGTTTATGACGTTGAGCTGCTCGCTGACCTGCAGGTTCGTTCGTACAACCCTGATGACTTCTGGGATTCACGCATTGATTTGATCGACACCTGGACAGACGTTGACGCTGATGACTTCAACGAAACTGACGCTGAGCTATATGTCCGCTCCACCAATGATGATCCAAGCGGTTCACCGACTTATGGAACGTGGGAGCCGTTTGTCAATTCAACCAAGCGTGGGCGTGGCTTCCAGTTCAAGGTGCAGCTTGAAACGAACAGCAGTGCTCAGGACATTTTGATTGAGCAGCTTGGTGTGACGGTCAGCCTGCAACGCCGAACAGAACAGCAACGCAACATCAGCACTGGAACGAGTGCTAAGGCCATTACGTTCCCGTCTGCGTTCTACAGCACGCCAAGCGTCACGGTCACAGCGACCAACATG